CTGCCCTTGAAATGGTTTATATAACTGATCCTATTCCTTTTAATGGTATAAATTTTCTCAGAAAAACTGTCATGGCCACAGGATTTGATATTGGTCCTGAAAATTCAGAGGATAAACTCGAGGCACCAATAGATGAATTTTATAGGAATTGGATGATTCAGAATAATTTTAAAAATCTTGTTGGTGATATTGTAGTGCAACTTTGTGTTTATGGTAATGCTTTTGGGGAACATCTGCCTCCAAAAGTAGGTAATAAGAAAAAAATAGCTGGAATGAAGCTTGTTAATCCTTCTTCAATAGATTATAAAAGAGATGATGCAAATCATAGAGTAATAGTCGATAAAAGTGGAGATCCTGTAGCATATGTTCAGGTCCTGAATTTTCCAGTTGAAAATGCGTCAGGAGATTATAATAAAGTCACTATCCCAGCCAATAAAATAACTCATTTTAAATTATACACGATTGGAAATTCATTAACTGGTATTGGTCTTGTTGAACCAATGTATAAGACTTCCGAGAGAAAATTAAACATAGAGGAAGGTCTTTCACAAAGTATTTTCAGGGTTGGTTTTCCTACAAGGATTGCCTCTGTTGGTGATTTGACGCATGAGCCAACTGTCCAGGAGATTGATGATCTTATAATGAAACTCAAGGTTTCAAATTATGAAGATGTATTTGGTCTTCCTTATTACAACAAAATTGAGATATTGGAGCCAAAGAATCCTGAAAAGTTGAAGGATAATCTGGATTATTTTGTAGATACTCAGGTAGCCTGTGTGGGAGTCCCTAAACCATATGTAACTGGAAGCGGGGAAAAGACTAATAGACAGACACTTGTTACTCAAACAGAGATGTTTCAAAAGACTGTTGAGTTTATTCAGGAAAGGATAAGTTTCTATTTCAATCAGCTATTCAAACAAATTGCAGAAATAGAAGGTTTTAAAACATGGCCAAGTCTTATATGGAATCCGGTAAGTGTTCAGGATTTAGATTCAAAAGCAGCTCGTCTTCAAAAATATGCGCAGTCTGGATTGCTTATTCCTGATGATTCAGTAAGAGAAGTTATAAGAAATCTTGAAGGGTTGCCTTCATTCGAAGGTAATGAAGAGCAGGAAGAACAAAAAAAAGATGAAGAGGAAGAAGTAACTGAATATCCTGAAAAAGAAGATGTTAAAGATGTTAAAGATGTTAAAGATGATAAAGATGGTAAAGAATAAAACATCTATGCAGCTGATGGAACAGAAAGAAGGCATTTTTCTTAATCCGCCACATGCTCAATGGCTGTGGCAGGGAAAGAAAGGATTGATTCTCAGGAATAAAAATTACAAGGAAATGGTAGACAAGGCATTGTATATCTGTGATGACCGTTTTTGTTATGGTGTATTGAGACTTCATTCTCCTTTTAAGATGTCAAAGGGAAAATTTGAAGAAGAAAAGAATATTCATCTTGTATCTGATGCCGAGATTATCAAATGGTGGGGAAAGAAAAGCGACATATGGGTTTATAGTTTTAACTTGATAACAAAATTCGAGCAGCCAATGAGAGTAGAATACAAAGGCGAAAATTTCCTTAAAGATGTTAATTTAGAATCCAAACTTCCAGAAGAAAATGAGATGTTTGAATTAAAAGTCAAGATATTAAAAATTAACAAGGCGAAGGAAGTATGATAAAAATGGTAAATTTAATTTCGATAGATTCAAATCTAAAAACTATTACTGACAATGAACTTATGGATTATCATACAAATCTGCATGTTTATTTCAGGAAGATTCTTGATGGTTTCCTAGTTGGTGGAATGGCTTCACTTACTGTTGAAAAAATACATGAATTACATGAAAATGTAGTGGTTGAGATTCATAATAGAGGATTACGGCACATAATGCCACTTGATGAGCTTGATACTATTAAAATGATGTCTGGAAAATTACAGAATTATTCTGTTGGTATTCTTTCAGATGAAAAAATAGATCCTGAACAAGTTATTAATTTTGAAGGCCAGAAATATATGAAATTAGGAAATGTTACTGGTAATATTGATGCAAAAGTTGGGGATAATATACTGATTACGGCAGAAAAAGCAATGAAAGAGACAACAGAGAATGGAATTAAATATACTGTCAAGAAGATGTCAGTCATAAAGACAATAAAAGATTGTGATACTGTTGTAAAATTATCTGAACGGGCCATTGAAAAGGAAAAAGAGATGTCTGATGATGGAGGAATAACAAAAATTACTGATTTTCCTAAAGAAATGCAGGAATCTTTTAATAAAATGTTTGGAAAATGGAGTCCTTATGTAATTCAGAAGGTTTTATCTGATAAAATAGCAGTAATTGACATAAGATTTGACGTAGGAGACCATCTTGAAGGATTTAGATTGTTGTCAGTCGATATTAATGACCAAAAAGACATAGAATGTTTTGTAAAATCTCCACATAAGAAGGAATGGCTCAATTTTGAAGGAAAATCCAATAATAAGATGTTTGGTATTATCAATAAAGGTTTGTTTAGTCCAGTAAAAATAGATGATTACAAGATACTTCTTAAAATGAGAAACGATCGTGATGTTGGCAAAAGAATTGATGATGTGGTTGTAGGAAGATTTTCCTTCGATATTTTAAATGAAAAAATGTTGTTCAATAAAGTCATTGGAAGGCCGACTGGAACTTCAAATCTTACTGGCGATTTATTAAAGCAGATATGGAATTTAACCAAGAAAGGGACCTCTAGGATGGATATTTCAAGAGAATTAGAGATGTCTTCTAGGACAATATGGAAATATCAAAAATCATTAGGTTTAGCGTAGTTATTTTAATTTACTTAAATCCTACGTTATTATGATATTTCAGACTTTATCTAAAAGTGAAATTCCTGATCTTACAAATATCAAACTTCCTTTAGTTCTAAAGGATAAAATATTGATGAGTCCTGGTATTTGGAACAATTTTTATTATGGCTCAGATACAATAGGAAGTGCGTATGAGAATTCTGATTGGGAAGATAAGAGCACAAGGGCTCTTTTGTGGGACCATAAAGATTTGGAAGCTGCAAGTTGGATTGGAGAAATAAAAAATGAGAGAATGGTAGGAAAGAATCTTATTGGAGATCTTATTGTTGTAGATGAGAAGGCTGCAAGGTCATTATTATATGGTGCAAAATTTGGAATATCTCCCAAAGTAGCTGGTGATGAAGAGAACCAGGTAATGAGTGATTATACTTTTGCTAATTTCTCAGTTGTTATCAATCCTGCCGTAAAGACGGCATTCATCAATAATTCAGAAAAAAAATTGTCCAAATATGAAGTCATAAAGAAATGTGATTTTGAAATGGACAAAAATTATACTCATTTTATCAACGCAGATGGTGACATTTGCAGGGTAAAAAAGGAGATTAACATGGCAGAAGAAGTTAAAAAAGAAGAAGTAAAAGAGGAACCAGAAGCCGAAGAGGTTTCTGAAAAAACAGAAAAACCAGAAGAACTTTCCGAAGAAGAGAAAGGTATTCTAAAAGCTGCTGAAGGTATAAGGAAAAGGCACAATCTTGAGGAAGAGGTTAAAGAAGAACCTAAACCTGAAGAAGAACCTGAACCTGTAGCTCCAGCCGAAGAACCCAAAGAAGAACCTAAAGAAGAGCCAAAAGAAGTCGAAAATAGCGACTCAGTTTTGAAAGATATCAGAACTATGGTCAAAGCTTTAGGCGACAGAATGGGTGCAGTAGAAAAAACAGTAAAAGACTTATCTAGTGAGCCAGAAACAAAAAAAGAATTTGAAATGTCTCAAGCAGAAGTATCAGTTAGTATGTTGCCTTCATGCGTAAGCATAGGGGACCAACAAATGATGAGCTTCATGAGACAGCACATATAGGTGAAATGAATGAAAACAATTAAAGAGTTGGCATCAACTCACACAACCTCTCACACAGTGAGAGCGGATTCATTTACCGCATATGAATTGGAACCAGTTCGATGGCTTAAAGAAATAGTAGATGCAGCTAAAAAGAGACTTTTCTTCACAAACGCAGTTAGAGTATTTGATGCCCCGAAAGGGACAAAAGATGTTGTTATTCCAAAAAAGAAGTATATGCTTCCATCATGGAATTCAACCGCAGCTGAAAGTGCAGCTGTAAACTATACTGATATGAGTAACCTTGATGGTGTTGTATTTACACCAGCGAGAGCAAGTTATGGTATAGCTTTGTCTAACTACGCAGTGCAAGTAAATGCAGTAAATCTTATTTCATCAGCCAAAGACGAGTTAACTTACCATGCCGGAGATGTTGTTGATCAAGCAGTAGCCACAGGTTTAGGTGATGCTACAAGGACCGCCGCTACAACAAGTGGTGGTGCACAATCAGTTTATGGTGGAGACGCCAGAGGTTATATAGAATTAGCCGCAGGTGATACACTAACAACTGATATGATAGCAGAAGCTAAAAGGAAACTACAATCAACGAAAGTAAGATACTGGGCCGCTGCAGCAGCAAGTGCCGCAGCAGAAGCAGAAAATGCCTCGGGAACTTATGTTAAGAACCCATGGTATTCTACACCAGATGAACCATTTTTGCTTTTCATAGCACCAGAACAAGAGAATATTCTCTTGACAGATTCTCAGTTTATTAATGCAGCTGAGTATGGTGGAAATGAAGTAGTATTGAATGGTGAAGTCGGGAAGTATCTAGGAACAAAAATCCTTGTTACATCCAATGTAGAACATACTGCTACAGCCACAGCTTTCGGTTCAACTCCAGATGGTATCGGAACTACAGGCTCCACATCTACAGCCGCAGACCGTTGTATGATGGTCAAAGCTAAAAGATGTGGTGGTTTGGCATACGGTATTAGGCCAAGATTATATGCCTTCTCATATCCAAGCAATTTGGAACAGAGAGTCATACTTGAGCAAACATACCAGTCAAAGGCAATCCAAGACGACGCGGTAGTGTTCCTCGATGTATCATCAACTTAGATGATAAAAAGGCAAAATTTGATAATTTTTTATTTCCAACGAAGGTTGGGATGTCTTAAAAGACATCAATCCCAGACGAAAGAATGATGGGTGGTTAAACTTTCAGGATGATTTAAATGAAAACAGAAAAAACTAACTTAAATTCTATTCATATTTACCTAAAATTAGGTATACTGATAAAATAAAAATGGAGGGAAAAAAATATGGCTTTAAGTGCAAGAAAGGGAGGGGGAAGACCCTTCGGATGGCATAGTGGGTCTATGACATGTAAGGATGCCTATATTTTAGGTGATCTTACTATTCAAGACGACATTATATTCGGTGACTGTTCAGCTGGGAAGTTGTCGGTAACTGGAGAAATAAACATGGAAAATACAACAAGCGCTATAGGTATTGATATGGGTGGTACTTTTGCTACTTCAGCAATTAATATCGATGGGACAGCTACAATAGGTGTTGATTTAGGTGGTACACATAGTACTGTAGCAATCAATATTGATGGAACTTGTAATGGGGCAAGTGCAAGTGCTATTAATATAGATTTAGATTACGACTTTGCAACCATTGGATCAGAATACCCATCAGCAATTAGATTGGATTTAACCCAAACTAGCAAATATACTGATAGTACTGGCGGATTCTATGGAGTTAATTCAAGACTTCATGCGGCATATGCTAATCTAGGAACTTATTGTGTTCTCGGTAGGGCTTATGTGACAGCAACTGGAACATCGCAAAAAATCAATGATGTAGTAGGAATAATGGGAGAGATAAGACTAAACGGAACAGATACCAAGAGATATGCATCCACAAGTTCAATATCGGCAGTTAGAGGTAGTATTTCGAATGCTTCAACAGGAGCATGGGATGGTCAAGTGTTTGGATTAATGCTCGATTTTGGGGCTAATGCAGATTTTGGCGATGAGACCGCATTGATATTCGGTTATTCCCATGGAGATGTAAAATTGGATTACGGGATACACATTTTATCATACAGCACGGCTCAAGCATTGACAACTGGATTTTATTTAGAATCCACAACTGGATCTACAATAACAACAGGAATTGATATTGATGGTGCTGGAACAATAACAACAGGAATTGACATCGGAGCTTGTACAACAGGAATTGTCATATCTGCAAAATGTACAACAGCAGGAATTCAATATGGAACTCTTGCAACACCAATAGCAATGACAACAACATCAACTGACCATGTAGTAGTATCATTTAGCACAACAGTTCCAACAGATTACTCAACTGGTATATATGCATTACACACAACTGCAGACGATGCACCAGCAGGAGGAGTTCAGGGAGTTATATACGGTAGAACAAATGTTAAACACACAATACAGGACGCTTATGGTATGAGAGGGCGAATGCAATTCAAACCAGATACTCCAGCGGCAGAATCGGCTAATATGTTAGTAGGTGTAATGGCATCGGCTAGTTTAGAAAATGCAGGATTCGCTACAACTGTAGCAGATTCAATAAAAGGTCTCGATGCAAGTGTTTCGCAGACAGCCACATCAACATTAACAACAGGAAGTATTCGAGCAGTTTACGCTGACGTTTCAGGCATTAAAGTTAATAATGCTGGAAGGACAGCGGGTGTATATATTAAAGCAGGGGGAGGAAGTGATTCTTATCCAGATTATGCTTTGCATATGCACATAGAATCGAACAACAACCTTGCAGCAGCGCATATTGAAACGAAAACAAGTTGTGTATGTCCTATAGGAATATATTTCAACGTGGCAAGCGGAAGCATAACAAATGCATTCAAATTTAGCAGTGCAACTACAGCACCAGTTTCAGCAGCGACAGGAGCGGTTGGAAATACAACTAATAAAATAGCGATAGACATTGCAGGTGCAACTAGATATCTGGTTGTCTATGACAATGTGGCAGCTTAGTAAAAAATAAAAATCCATTTCTCTTTTTTTCTTTTATTGAAAAAAGATTAAAGGAAGAAAAACAAAAATAATAACAGGGTGAACAGATAATGAGAAAAATAAACTTAGAAAATTATTTAGTCCAAGTTGCAGGAACAACTGGAACTAACCAACCAGTGACAATAAACGTGAAAGAATGGATATCAGGTGCAATCTTTCATCCAGATTTGAAATTGGGTGGTAGAGAAGTAATTTTACGAGGAAAACTATCTGACAAGATAGATAAAGCAGAAATAGAAATCCTGTTAGAAGAGACAGATTACAGCAAGATAAAAACAGCATTCGAAACAATCAAAGGATTTGGAAAGGTCCATATGGAAATGCTGACAAGAGTATTAGACGCTCCTTTGATAGAAGTCAAGGAGGACAAAAAATAGTTTTTTTAAGGAATTTTTTATTTTTCCTTATTATGATCATAAAATAAAAATGGAGGGAAAAATATGGCAAGTGTGTATAACTTGAAAAGACAAATTGCTGCTCATCATCAAAATGATAAGCCCGGTCCATTCAGAATTCATATGGGTGGAAAGAAAATTAGTATGGGCAAGGGAAAAGGTGCAGCTGCAACTTTAATTGGCTTGATGCCAGAAGAAGCGGTAAAAAGATTAACGCCGCAATTACCAGAAGGTCTTACAGTTACAAATCCGACCCCAGAAGCAAAATTGATTCTTGGCTTGACAAAATCAAAGAAAGAAAAAGTTGAGAAAATCAAGGAAGAAATCAAGGAAGTTGAAGAAGAACTAGAAGAAGAAATTACTGAAGTCAAAGAGCCAGAATTTACAGAAGAGAAACTTAATTTGATGAGTTTTACATTGCTAAGAAAATTAGCATGGGACAGATTTGAATTAAAAGGACGAGGCAAAGAGGAACTAATTAGAGAAATATTGGAGGTTCAAGGTGATTAATTATGGCTGTAACAGAAGCAAATACAAAAACGGTTAATAGAGTTAAACCAACCAAGATAAAAGTTGTTAATACTATTCCGAATTTAAGGGACGCTGAATTGGGAGAAATGTATCTTTTGATTCAAGATTCAGCGACAGATGATAAAAAAATTCATATAAGAGTGGCGACTGGTTGGCTAAAATCAGCGGCATTAACATAGGTGATATGATATGGCAACAACTGTAGCAGCAAATTATGGAAGATGGTGGATGGTCGATGGAAGTATTGCTAATGTAGGAACATGGTTAGCAGCTAACAATATAGGATCTGCAGAAATAGTACAAATGGCTTATGATGGAACAGCTGGACAGGTACTTTTATTGGTTAATAGTTCAAAAAGTGGAATGACAACGGCGGTATAAATGGATGAAGAGGTGTTTTAGATGCCGTTTGCAGGATTTGCTAGCTTTAATTCGTGCGTTCAAATTACAATGAGAAAAAAAGGTTGGGGTAAAGAAAGAGCTAGTGCATATTGCGCTTCAATCATGAGAAAAGTAGAAGGGAAAAATATAGAAGGTATGGTTGATAGTCCACAACCTGTTGAATGTAAAAAATGTTTGTTAGGTGAGTAAATGGCTTATACAACAGTTGAAAATGTTAGATTATTTACTGGTCTCAGTGTATCTGATATTTCTGATGATAATATAACCAGTTTAATAGCATTCGCAACTGCACAAGTAAATGCTGAAATAAATAGCAAAATCATTAATGAAAGAATAAGATTCATAGATTCTACCAAGAAAAATATAATTGATGGGGACAATACAACTTATTATTTACAGGTAGCAGATATCTTTCCATTCGGAGATGCTGATAATGATGGAGATGTAGATACATCTGACCTTACTGTTTTTACAGTGGATGGGGCAGGAACAAAAACATCTGTAACTGTGTCTAGTGTCACCCCCACAGATGGGAGTTTTGTTGTTTCAACAGCTCCCGTACCAGGTTTACGTCTCTTCTGCACGTATTACTACGCGCTGCTTGATGAAGAAACCCCCCATCCCTTAATTGTTAAAGCAACTTCTGAACTTGTTGGTTCTCTTGCTTTTACAAACATAAATGCCAAGAAGATAAGGACAATTAAATTAGGGGATTTGACAATTACCAAACAGGCAGAAGCATTTACAGTGTTTTGGAAGGCTTATAATCAAACATTGAAGGATATCAAGACGAGAATGTCAAGAAAATTGAAACAGGCATCTGGTAGGGATATACCATTGAAATTTGGAATGTTCCCAGCAGGAGCTACATGGTGGCCTGGTCTTGGATTGGAAAGGGCAAAAACACGTGAATTTTTATGAGTATATCAACTGATCTCGAGGAGGATGTAAATAGTATTATCACGGAATATGGTGATACAATTACTATCCAGAAACAAACTGGGACATTCGATGCTTATGATCAAGTAACATGGACCGATTCAACTACTGCTTCAACCAAAGGGATTGTTCTTCCTTTCAAAGCTAAGGAAGGGGAAGAATGGAAATTAATGGCTGAGGGTATTCTGCAGGCAAATGATAATGTATGTTATATGAAGGCGACAGATGTAATTATAGAATCTGTCACCGGGACATCTACCCAGACAAGGACAAGATATCTACTTGTTCATGAATCAACTACTTATGAGATAGTTCATCAGAAAGATTATGAGTTCCAGGACAATCTTGTCTACTATAAACTATATATTAGGAAACTTACTACATAGACAATAAGTTCAAATATATCAGTAATTATAATTAAATGTATGAGTAAGAAATTCAAAGCACCGGAGACTCCTCCTAAATCAAAAGTAAAAAAAATACCTTCTATAACTGTTTGTGTTCCATGCTATAGGGATATTGATACTGACGTTGTTAATGGTATTTTGGCAATGGACACTACTGGTTTTGATATAAAATTGAAATTGGTAAAAAATTTGAATGTTGATACGGCCAGAAATTTATTTGCTGAAAAGGTGACTACTGACTATATTTTGTTCATAGATTCTGATGTAATACCACCCCCTAATACATTGAAACAGCTTATCACAGCAGACAAGGATATTATAAGTGGTCTTTATTTCAGGAGAAAGTGGCCTTATCCACCAATAATAATGCAGAGAAGAAAGGGTGTAGAAGGAATGAAAAATAGATATAGTTTTATGATGGAATATCCGAGAAACATGGTAGTAGAATGTGATGGTATTGGAATGGGTATATGTCTGATAAAGACAGACGTTTTCAAGAAGATAAAACCACCATGGTTTGTTCATAATCAGGCCATGACAGAGGATCTGGCATTTTGTGAACTAGCAAAAGAGGCTGGTTATAAAATATTTGTTGATACAGGAATTATTGGAACTCATATAGATACCATAAAGATAACAGAATGGGTACATGAGACTGCAAAAAGAGATATTTTTCTATTTAGGGCAAGAGATATGGGTGAATCTACATTCCAGGAAATGAGTCATCAAAAGTTATAATCTCTCTTGGCTGTGGCACAAGAAGGGAAGATAAAGATGCAATAGGATTAGACAAACTTGACTTTCATAAATATCATCCAGATGGAAAATTCATAAAATGCGACATAGATTCAGAGAAACTTCCTTTTGACGATAATTCTGTTGATGTTGTTCATGCCAACCAGATTCTCGAGCATTGCTATAACACTATCTGGATAATGGAAGAAATACACCGGGTATGCAAGAATGATGCAGAAATTTTTATCGGAGTACCTCATGAAAAGAGCAAATGGGCATGGGGTGATCCTACACATTGTTTTTCAAGAGACACTGAAATCCTAACTGAAAATGGGTGGTTTAGATTTGATCAATTGCCAAAAAAATTAAAAGTAGCTACGATTAACACGAATACATTTGAATTGGAATATCAAAATCCATCTAGATATATAAAAAAAAGAGTAGAAAATTTATATCACATTAAAAATGACAGATATGTAGATTTATTGGTCACAGATAAACATCGAATATTGAGAAGAATAAATTCAGATTACAAACGAAAAAGGATTAAGATTAAGAATAGAAGGATTAATTTGGGAATTATTGAAAAGTTAACTTTTACTGATGTTGATAAATTATCAGAACTAAAAAGAATTTATGTGCCATTAACATGTGTTTGGAATGGAAAAGACATTAAAAAAATTGTACTTCCAAAAATTAAATTTAATACAAGTGCAAAAAAGATTCCACCAATAAATATGGATTTATGGTTAGCATTTTTTGGAATATGGTTGGCAGAAGGAAGTGTTTATGGTTCTAAAGGAGCAAAAGTGGGAACAAGATATTCAATAACAATATCACAAAGTGAAAAGAATGAAAAGAAAAAAGATAAAATTGAAAAATTATTGAAGAAAATTCCATTTAAATTTAGTAGAAGTATTAATAAATTTGACATAACAAACAAGCAATTATGGAGTTATTTATCTCAATTTGGAAATTCAAAAACAAAGTTCATACCAAAAGAAATTAAGAATTTACCGCCTGAAAGACTGAAAATTCTTTTGGATTGGATGGTAATGGGGGATGGGCATATAAGTGAAAGAATACATAAATTTGATGGTTTAAATAGGATTTCTAGAGGAGTTTCATATTCTACATCATCAAAAAAATTAGCTGATGATGTTACTGAAATATTATTAAAGATTGGTAAAATAAGCAGGATTACTTTTGAAAAAGGAAAGGAAAAGGTAATTTGTGGGCGAAAAACAAAGTCAAAGGGCATATATGTAATAAATATAAAATCTGGTAATTCAAAACCAAAATCTTATAGGAAATTGAAATATTCTTATGTTTATCCTGAAGAGATTAAAAAAGTGAGTTATAATGATGATTCATTTTGCGTGTCAGTTCCAAATGAGACTTTATATGTAAGAAGAAATGGTCTCCCATGCTGGTCAGGAAATTGCAAGTGTTTCAACGAATTGTCTTTTTTGTTCTTTTGTAAAGGAAAATTGGTAAATGGATCAAATTATGGAATAAAAACTGATTTTGATATCGAAAATATAACAATGAGTTCTGAATTGTTGATGTTTGTTAAATTGAAAGTGATAAAACCAATTAGATGGGAAAAGGAAAAATCAATGACTAATTTCTAAATACTTTATTAATTTACTTAAATCCTATATCAATCAGAGCTATCGGCAGTGGTAGTGATGAATATTTATTTGATACCGGCGGTGGTATATTAATGGCAGTAACAGACTCAACAATAACTTCTGCAACTAAGACTGAGATTAGAGATTTCCTTCGATCGAATCTTACTGATAAAAGGTCATCGAGGACTGCTACTAATTGGGTTTTTACAGCATTCCCAGACAGAGAAGTTCAATATCCTATTCTTGTTATAAGTCAGGTCGGCATGAGAGATTCATGGATGGCTATTGGGACTGTTAAAAAGGTTGTCAAGATAACACTTCAATTCAGTATATTTGCCAAAAATGAAATAGAACCTGATCAGATATGGGACGAACTTTATGATGACTTGATTGATAATTACAAAACTACCTCAGTTGTTGACTTAAATCTTCATGGTCTTGATTTGCTTTCATGCAACGACGGATTTGGATTTGTTCCAAAAGCAAAGGGAAATGTACATATGAAAGTGGGAACAATTCAATTTACATACTATAAAGATGGATAATGGTGATTTGAATGGAAATGAAAAAATATATTGGAAATGGAAATTACAATGCCGTTGCAAGTAACGGTGAATTGTTTAGAATCCAATTAGAGAAAAAAATACAGCTTCCAGAAGAACTAGCTGAAAAGCTTCTAAAAGAAGGGGCAATCAGGGAAGTTTCTTTTAAGAAAGTTGAAAATAAAGTTAAAAAAATAACAAAGGAGGGAATGAAAGATGGCTAATCCATATTACTACGGATGGAATACCAAGTTCAAATGGGCAATAGAAGACCCAGCAACATATGGGGATGAACCAGCTGCAGGAGTTTTTAATGCACAAGCATTTATGAGAGGAATTACCACAAATCTAAATGAAAATGTAGAGAGATGGTATTCAGCAGGTTCTACATACAAATTTAATCCTCACAAGGAGACAAAAGGAGTCATAACTCCAACAATGACAAGCACATTCTGGATATCAAAATTCGGAACAGGGACAGCAGTATATGATCCTTGGATATTGAAACTTCCGATAGATTACAAGAATGAAGCACATGATGCGACATTATGGGCTATACCATCAAATTCAGGAACAGCAGCAACAGATTGCGGTAATGAAGGAGAACCAAATCTAGGTAATGCTTTGCTTTCATGCACGATTGAAATTGGCCAAACCTCAACAAATGTCCAAAGATTTGTTGGTATGATGGTAAACAGGATGGGTTTCAGATGTATGCGAGGAGAAAAAGCAGAATGGACTTATGATTGGATAGGTCAGCAATGCACCAGGGAAACAGCATTTATACTAACAACAGCGCCAACAGAAGATTCAGAAGCGCCTTTAGACTTTGCAGATATGGAAGTGAAATGGAAAGGTGAAGATGATACATTGACAGCAATAACAACATGTGTAGGTCTTGAATTTGAATTCAATAACAATCTAGTTCCATTAGATACTTTGAGCGACATGACTGTTGAACGAACAATCTATGGAATTGTAAGGGGACCAAGAGAAATTTCAGGAACATTACATGTAAACAGGGCTACGACAACAGGACAAGATTGGCTACACATTTTAATGACATCTTCAACAACTGCTCCAACAAATGATGCAACAACAATCAATTTGGGAGAAATAACAGTTGACATGGCTACAAAAGTAAAGTATTACTTGAAAGATGTTGTATTAGGTGAATTGCCAATGGATGTAACATTCGATAAATTGCAGGAATTGAGTATACCATTTACAGCAAGATACGGATATATGGAATTGACAACAGGTGATACCACGGGACCAACAAATTGGAGTCAAACAACTTAGGTATTTTTCATGCCAACTGGAATATCTGGGAACACTGTAATTAAAATTACAGGAGGAGATAAGATTTTATCTAATATGGATAAGGTCAAAAAAGATATTCCATTTGGAGCTTTTATGGAACTTTACAAGTTCTGCAAAAGTGATGTGAAACCTGAGGTACAAAGACGAGCTTCAAAGGGTGGGGAAGGAACTCCATTACCATTAGGTACTCTTGTTGAACCAACAGGAGAACTTGCAGATTCAATATATGTTAAAAGATTGCCGAAGAAAAGAATTCATGTCGGAAGTTATGCTTCATACGCAGCCGCGCAGGAATTAGGTTTCTTTTTCACAAAGAAAATGTCTAAATTATTGGCCATGGTAAGAAAAGCAAAGGGTATTCAATTAACAATACACAAAGGAGGTTCATTAACTAAAGAAGGACTTCCGCCACATCCAGTACAACATCCATTTTTAAGACCTGGTGTTGAGTCGATGATACCAGAAATGAAAGAAGTATTAAGTAATTATTGTAAAGAATATAAATTAAAAATTAAATAGGAGGGTGAACAAATAATGAGCAAATTAAAAACAATTGATGTAGTTGTTGATGGTACATCATATAAGATTCAAGAACTTGATGCAGAAAACGCAATGAACTTAGCTGATATTAACTCAAAGGCAGAAGTTGCAAAAAAGATGGTTGAACTATCAGTAATAGAACCTAAAATTATATTAAAAGAAACACCTGCCAGAGTTGTAACTAAGTTAATGGATAAAATTGCTGAGTTGAATGGATTTAGCAAAGATTTTCCAAAACCCCAGCCTTCTTAATAAAAAAAGGAGGTTGGGAAGTAAAACATCTATTAGCTAAGACATATGGATGGAATATTGAATACATCAATAATCTTCCAATAAAGACATTAAACATGATGATTGAATGTATAAAACTTGAAAATGAAAGAGAAAGGCACAGTCAAAACGCATCACAAAATATATCAAAATTTAGGTAATAATAATGCCAACAGATTTAGGAACAATGTATTTTTCCATAGACCTAATAACAAAAGGTTTAGAAGATGGAATAAATAATTCAATAAAATTGGTTAGTGGGTATGTTGATACAATAAGTAATGCTGGTACTGGTACATTCGATAAAATGAAATCATCTGTAAAAGGTTTTTCTAATAAGTCATATAAATCATTTAAAAAAGTAGAAAAATCACTTTCAAAATTTAACATGGGTATTTTAGGAATAATGTTTGGAGCTCAACAGGCTTCTAAAGCATTTTCTGGTCTAACAAATGCAATAAAAGAAACATTTTTTTATGGAATTGAAATGATGTTTATACAAGAGATTATGGATACTCTTGAACCAATTATTTTTCAAGTATCTGAAATATTTTGGAATCTTGCTGATGCTTTTTCAAATATGGACCCAAAATGGAAAACATTTATTTCTCTTGCAATCATACTTGTACCAATTTTAGGAGTTATTCTATCCACAATAGCACAATTTGCGCTTCTTGTTACTGGATTAATAGGAGTTGTTGGTGGTTTAGGAACTGCTCTTTTAATAATTGGTTCACCTGTGATTATTGCTGGAATAGCAACGTTAGTAGGAATGCTTATTAAATTTATTGATTCTCTTAATTTGGGTGGAGCATTAGGTGATCTTCCTGGTATGATAAGTTCTGGTTTTGAAAAGGTTAAAGTTATAATTGGAAATATTACTGAGAAAATTTCAGATGTGTTTAGTAATATATGGGAGAAAATAAAAGTTAAATTTGGAGAAGCTATTGTTTCAATTTTTAATATGTTGAAAGAATTACCAGTAATAGGTCCTATTTTAGAATTTGCAGAAAAAGTTTGGAATTCTTTAGTTACATACTTTAAATCAGAAAAAACTTCTGATGATTTAAAAAAAGCTATTAGTGATATATTTTCTGCTATGGGTGTTCCAGATGGTGTTCTTGTGTTTTTTTCAAATTTATGGGATAAAATTGTGTTATTTATACAAGATATCAAACAAATTGATAGTTTTAAATCTGCTATAGGGTTTGTTTTAAAGACAATGGGAGTTCCTCCTGAAGTACTTACATTTATGAATGATTTATGGACTGAAATTGAAACATGGATTAAAAGTGCTGAGCAGATTGAAAGTTTTGGTGATGCAATAAAATGGGTAGTAGAAGGAATTACTATCTGGAAAGAATTGGGTGCTTACATAGCAAATCAAATGTGGTCAGGAATTAAGGAAGGCTTGAAAGAAAAAGGAAAAAATTTTGTATTAAGTTTTGTACCAATGAATGCAATGGAATCAATAAATGATTGGTTGCCAAAATTTCAATCCGGTGGCGTTATTCCAGGTCGACTTGGTGAAGCAATGCCAATAATAGCTCATGCTGGTGAAACTGTTGTTCCTGTTGGTGGGAGAGGCGGTGGTGGCGGTAGTGGAAATCAAATTTTTATTGATGCTCCGATTAATATAGCTGTTTATGGAGAAGCAGATGCAGAAGAAATAGGTTCTCAAGTTGAAAATGCAGTCGAATCATTGACATGGAATTTAAAAAAGATGAGGTTATAATATGGCAGGAGGATATGACATTCAATTATCAAAGACTTTAAATAGAACAGATCTACAAGCAGATTATACTGGAGATTCTGACTATTCTACTGGTATTTTATATGTAGAACTTTTACCAAATAAGACTATTAGAATTGGCAAAAAAAATGTAAAGGGTATTCCAAGAGGAACAGTTAAATCTAGTAGAAAAAATATTACAACTGAGTCAGGAACTAATTTTTTATATAGGACAATTAGCGGTGTTAAAAGATATTTGAATTATCTCTATGATTATATGAAACTTCAAGAAACATTTAAAATTTCTGGAACTGTTAAAGCAAGTTCAAGAGTAAATCTTGAAACTGCAATGAATAAATTTTATGACTTGCAAGCAGATGGTGGAAATATGACATTCACTTGGCATAATCTTACATTTGAAGTAAATATTACTACATTAACTTTTACAGAAAATACTAAAAAAATGGGATTTGCTATGAATTATGAAATTTTATTAATAGTTGGGAGTGATAGATAATGACCAAATTTAATGTAACATATACACCGCCAGTAAGTTTTGTTATTGATGAGGATTCAAGATTATGGCAAGAGTGGATTATTAATGGTTAGAACAAGTTGGAACAAAGGTTTAAAAGGATGGACTAATTCTGGTAGTTTTAAAAAGGGGCATAAAGGATTTTATAAAGGAAAATTTTTGCCAATTAAACAAATAAAAAAATTATATATCAAAAATAAATGGTCACTAAGTGATATTGCAAAAAAATATAGTATTACACCACAAGGTATACGTTATCAAATGTTAAAACATAATATTTCACGAAGGTCCCATGGTGTTCATACTGAAAAATCAAAGAAAAAAATTAGTGATATTCAGAAAAAAATACCACATCCAAAAGGGAAAGAACATCCAAATTGGAAAGGTGGAATAACTTCTTATACAATGCAACTTCGTAATTCTGAGAAATATAAAGAATGGAGAGAAAATATTTTTAAAAGGGATAATTATATTTGCCAAGAATGTGGTTTACATAGTGGAAATGGAAAAAAAGTAATTTTGAATGCTCATCATAAAATTCCTTTTTGTAAGTTAATAAAAACTGAAGATGAATGGAAAATATTTGATATTAATAATGGAATAACTTTTTGTATAGATTGTCATGACTTAACAAAATTAGGTGAAGCAACATGAGTAAACGTATTTATATAAGTACAGTGAAGAAATGGGCAATAAGAGCCGGAGTTACTGCGGCAAGCGCAGCTGCTCTTTTATTCATTTATCTACAAGTAGCTGGATTGATAACTGTCATTTCACATTCTGGTGATGTAATATGTGCCGGGACAGAAAATGACCCATGTTATGCTTATGTTAATTTTTTGGCAAATGATGACATATTCATTTATCCAGTAGATTATGACCCATGGGGAAGGAATACTCCGTTCTTTTTCTCTGATGGTATTGATAGTTGGAAAGTAGAACGTAGTTGGGGAACTGGATGGAGAGAGATAAAACTTAACGAGACTTGTACTGGAACTTGGTGTGGAGCCCCTGATAATAAAGGAGTTAAATATTCATTCGTATTCAGAAGAGGAAGAACATATAGAATAAGGATTACTGCTTACAAAGAAGATGCCTTTGAAGATGTAAAATGGGGTTTTGCTAATTTAGACCCTGTATTTGAGGGAATTGGAAAATATGAACCAATATCTATTGCAGGAAGGGAATATACACCTGTATGTTTAGTAGATTGTCATTTACCTGTAAATATAACTTTTAAGAATAAAGATTTAATTCTTAAAAAGTCTGAGTTTACTAAGACAATAAAAGAATCAAAGGGAAAAGATTTTAATATCTTATCTTCTGGTGTAGACTATTTAGTAAATCAAAGTTACATAGAAACTGTAATTGATTATAAAGATTGTGTCACAAGTGTAAAATGTGATAATTCTAATTGTGAAGACAGGACTTGTGATTACATTAAAGATAATATATGTTACTATAACACTAGATGTGAAGATGGTTTTCATCATGAATTAAAATGGAAATATGTTTGGAAACCAGTTACAGATGATTTTGAGATAAAGAAAAATGAGTATGTAATATTAGACTTCTGGGTAAAAAGAAAAGCAAGTCTAGGAGAGTCAGCTATTGATATTGTTCCTAAAATTAAGGATTATTCATTATCTAAACTTGCATGGTGGAACGCTACTTGGATTTATAAGATGCCTAATACAGTATTCAGCAATGGGACATTGATTGATTTTCCTTACCTATTGAATGGAACTGGTTATTTAGATACTGAAACACTGATAACAGCAGGTAAATTGGATAAACTTTGTTATGGATTAAGGATGGTTAATGGTTCAGAAGATGCAGAATTGTCTTTTGAGATAGCAAACAACACCGTGGCTATTTATGGTTGCAATGGAGCAAAGACTGAAATATGGGTCAGGAATAACATAAGTTCAGGAAGCAATGTTCAGGATTATGTCTATTATAATGATACCTCAG